TCCTTGCTCACGTCGATCAGGGTGTTGACCTCCGCCATGCGCTGGGAGAACTCGCTGTAGCGGTTAAAGGTTTTGATAACCGCGTACCCGGCCCCCGCCAGGGCGATCAGCCCCGCCTTTGCCTTGCCCAGGTCCCCGGCCCAGCCGCCGGTCTCTTTCCTCAGCTCGGCGGTCTTTTGCTTGAGCTTGACCTTTGCCTGGTACAGCTCGTTGCTCGCCAGGGTCCCGGATTTTTTGAGCGTGTCATAGGATCCACGGAGCTTGGTAATCTCGTCCCGGATCTCCTTGTAGGGCCGCACCCCCAGGGCGGAGCGGGCCTCCATGACCTTCCGGGCGCCGGCCGCGGACTTCTTGGTCTTGTCCAGCTCGTCCCTGGTCTTGCGGAGCTCCTCCTTTGTCCGGTCCTTTGCCTCGACCGTTATGGTGACTTTGCGGTCCGTCATCGCTCACTCTCCGGGGGCTTGAGCCACCGGACGGCCTCCTCGATCGCGAGGTTGAAAAAACTCCACCCGTACTCCCACGCCTGCGCGTGTCCCACCATGATCAGGCGGCAGGCTGCTCTTCTGATTTCTGCGCTGCCTGCGCTGCCAGCGCCGCCCTTCCGAGGTTTGCCAGCCTTTGCAGGAGGCCGGCAAAAAAAGGGTTTACTTCTTCAACCGCGTCGATCATGAGCTCGATCTCGGACGGGGCATACTCCCCCAGGTCCTCGATCGTGCTTTCGAGACTCATCGCGAGAGCTTCCGAGGGAAGCCGGTCCGGAAACAGCATGTCGATATCGCTGATTTCCGTGTCCTTCCCCAGCGAATCCGTTATCTGCGCGATCTGTTTGACCGTGAGTTCACGGGCGGTGAATTTCTTGTCGCCGATTTTAAACGGCTTTTCTTTTCTCATGGGTCCTCCAAATCCCCCCCCAACCCTCCTTTGAAAAAGGGGGGCAAGGGGCCAACCCCATTTCAAAGATGGGCAAGGGGCCAACCCCCCTTTGGAAAAGGGGGGCAGGGGGAATTTATTACATGGTCTCGACTTTGTAATACTCCTGGCCGCTGGCCTGGTCCGTGTCTTTCAGCACCGTGCCCGTGACCGCGAGCACCGAGGCGCCTTCCCCGATCAGCGGGAACTCACCGTTCAGGAGGATATTGACCTTGTGGAATGTCCATCTCTGCCGCACGCCGTTGTCGTCCTTGTCGGAAACGAAGATCAGCTTGCGCTCCACCGATCCGGCGGACATCCCCCAGATGTAGCTGCGTTCCACGGCCTCGTAATCGTAACTGATAAAGTCCGTGTCGATGATGTCCCCGCCGCTCAGCTTGCGGATGTACCCGTAGTCGGGATCAAGGCTGTAATCCGTACCCTGCACGCGCCGTTCCGTTCCGTCCGCCTTGGCGATCACCACGTCCTCGAGAATTTCGATGCCCGCCGGAACGATATTATTGCCCTCGGTCTTCTGGACGGTCTCCCCGGCCTCGAATGTTCCGGATACATGGATCAGCTCGAGATAATCATCGCCCACGAAGGCGATCTCCGCGCTTGCGCTCGAGGACTGGCCCGTCACTGTGTCGCCTATTGCCAGCGTCCCCGTAATCGTCCCGGTCAGCTTGGTTGAAAACACGTTCAGCTTGCCCAGATCGATATAAAGATCGTCGACCAGGTTCACGTCCGCCGCTGCCCCGACTTCATCGTGATACACATAGCTCGCGGCCTGGTTGTCGGTGTTGATCGCCGATCCGAGCAGGGTCATCTTCAGGTTCTCGTTCGTCATCTCCCGGAGCCCGAAGGTAAGCACCGCGTCCCGCTCCGTCTCTTTTTCGATGATCGTCGCCCTGGCCGCGTTCCGCGTGCTCTTCAGCTTTTCGGTCGTGATCGTGAGGGCGAAATTGATATTTTCCAGCTCCCCCAGGTCGTCGAACGACGCCTCACCCACCTCGCCGGCGTATGCCCTGCCGGTGCCGTAATAGCGGATATTGTCCGCGCTCGATGCTAATGGCATTGTCTGTCCTCCTTTTTTAGCTGTCAGCGGTCAGCTGTCAGCGGTCAGCGTAAACGGCTGTTTACGCTTTTATTGTTTTAAACTCATACCTCGCCGCGTAAAAACAAAGCCCCTTTTTTGGCGCCAGGTACAGCGGCGCCGCGGAGCGCAGGAGCATGACGCCGGAGCTGTGGATCTTTTTCCTGTGCAGCAGTCCCTCGGCCAGCTCCAGGATCTCATAGACTCCCATGCTCGTCGAATCCCCGCGCCTCGAGGCCTCCGTTCCCCGCAGGTTGCGGTCGCCCACCAGGAGCATGATCCCGATATCCTCCTCATCGTAGCGGTCCTTGTGCGTGAGCGCCAGGCCCGTGGCCACCACGTAAACACAGGGAAAGAGCAGCGTCATCCTGGCCAGCTCCTCGATGTCCTCCGCCTCGGCCTGGCCCGCGTAAAGCTCCAGGGTCTTGACACCCTGGTCTTTCAGCGGCTCGAGCACGGCGAGAATAACCTCCTCCAGCTCCTCGAACTCGTGCATGTGACCTCCCTCTGGTCGGTCAGCTGTCAGCGATCAGCTATCAGCTATCAGCCCTTCGGCTAATTCATGGGGCCCCCTTGATAATTTTCAGGGCGAACCACAGCCGCTTCCTGAACGGCAGGTGCCCGATCTGCCCGACCATCCCGATAAACCGTTTATCCGCCGCCTTGCGGGCCGCCCGCCGGATCTTTTTATGGAGCCTCCCGCTCATTAAAACCCGCTCATCTTGTCGCGATCGAAGATCCTCTTGTTCGACGAAATGCTAACCGTATTCGGCGTATTTGCCGGCGCCGGCGTTGCAGCTCCCAGCCTGATCTTTCCGTCCCTGACCGCTTCCAGGAACCGGATCGCCTCCTTGTGCCTGTCCTTGCGCACCTCGGGCGCGGCGTCCCCGCGCCTGGAAAAGAGATTATAGATGGCGATATCCACGCTGACCTGGCGGATCTTGTCCGGTACCGGCGAAAGAGGAATCGTGTACCTGTCCTGGCAATAGGCGTCTATGGTGCCGTCCGCGTCCTCGATCGCCTTGATCACTTTGTCCGCGTCCACCGCACCTGCGCCCGCGTCATCCGTCAGCTGGATAAGGACGGCCTCGTCGACCTGGTCCAGAATGTCGTCCTGTATGCAATAGGCCATGCTATTCCGGTACCACCCTCTCGCTCAGCTTTTCCGCGAGCATCCTCTGCAGCTCTTCTTTCCTGACCTTGGGCGGAAGCTCGACTCCCATCTCTTCCAGCCGCTCTTTTATCTCCCGCACCGTCAGGTCCGGCCGCTCTTCCTCCGTGCCTTCGACCTGCTCCCCGTCCTCCGGAGCTCCAGCGGCGGGAGATTTCTCCTCGACGATCTCCACCGTCAGCTTCGGCTCCGCCTGAAAAACTTTCAGCTCTGCGGAACTGAATCTGTCGTCCGGGTACTCGGTCGTCCCTTTCGGATGGGCGACCCCGCAGCGCCGGAAATTGTGCTGTTTGCTCGTTATTCGAATCATGATATCCTCCGTATTGATTTAGAGATTCAGGAATTGAGGGATTTAGGAATTCCTCAATCCCTCAATTCGCAATCCCTCAATTTTCGTTTATCCCCCTCCGGTGCTGCCGTAGCTCATCTGCCAGAGCCCGTATCCTCCGGCCGCCCTGGCCTCCGCCCCGAAATGGAATTTCTTCCTCATGAACACGCTGTCGGATTCCTGGGTGGTCTGCTCCACGAATACCGGCTTTTGCCTCTCCTGATAAATGAAGGGCTTGAGCGGCCGGTTGGTCACGTGCAGGTACCACGCGGTTGAGCTGGTCAGCCTCGGGTTGAGGAGCAGCTTCGCCGTGCCCTGATACGGATTCGGCGACTCGTCCGTGAACTTGTCGTTCTCCAGGAGCAGCTTGCCGGTTGCCTCCAGGGCCGGCGGTACTTCGAGCAGATCCGGAATCAGCGCCAGGGGCCTGCCCTCGTCATCCGTGAAGCTCATAATGGCCAGCCTGGCCGCTCCGTAACTGGCGGCTGCCGCTGCCGTTGTGGCCGCGGACAGGGCGGCGGTTCCCAGGTTGCTCACGCTGGCGCCTGCCACACTGTGATCGCTGTCGTAAAAATACTGCCCGTCGTAGCAATCGCTCGCGAACGCACCATTTTTGAGCTCCGCGTCGATCTCGTCAGGCAGCTGTTTGGCGGAAAATCCCGCATCCCTGGCCTGGGGCTCGTACATGCCGACGTTGTCGTCCTGGATGTCGTTCCGGTCCACCTCGACCGTGGCCTCCCAGTCCTCATTCACGACCGTGTATTTGAACGCGGCCAGGGCCTTGAGCACCTTGTCCCCGAGCCATCTCCGCATCTTCGGGAACCGGCTCAGCCAGCCGTAATCGTTCTGTCCGGACCCGCTCGGCACGAGCATGGTGGTCTGCTGCCACAGGCTCGGGGCCTCGTCGAACGCCTTGTTGAAGGTGGTTTTCAGGTTGATGAAAACCGCTGTTAAATTGTCTCTGTTGACTATCATGGTTCAACCCTCCTCTTAATTTGTTGTCCGTTGACCGTTATCCGTTGTCCGTTGTCCGTTCACCGCTGGCCGTCGGAAAACGGTGAACGGTCAACGGTGAACATCTCTTGTTTATGTTAGCAGCTTGGACGTATACTCAAGCCAGGATCCCTGCACATAGAGCGCATCAGACGCGTGCGCGCTCGGGGTCAGCTCTATGGTTACCGTCTGGGCCCCTGCCGGAATGTCCGCGAGCGCGATCGTGATTATGGTCTCTCCGAATGCCTGGGCGATGGTTGCCGTCACGTCTTCCACCTTGGTGTCGCCGTCCATGAAATAGGCATCCGATGCCAGAGTCACGGTATCGCCGTCCGCGTCCTTCTTGGTCAGCAGGTGGAGAACCAGATTTTTCGTGACGTCCATATCCGGCGGCAGCGGTACCTGAGTGATGATCGCCACCACGCTGGTAGCTACCCATGCCCACCTGAGTGCGCTGTCGGTATCGCCGTTGGTCATATCCAGGATCGGATCGGTCGCAGGCCCTCCGAAAGTGACCGTGTTCGTTCCGTCGCTGAGCATCCAGGATGTCAGGGGGATCGGAATGAATTTCTGTGTGTTGATCAGATGCAGGTAAATCTCCTGGAGAGCGCCTTCCACCTCGGTCTCGGCGGTGAAGGGACCCGCATCCACGATGCCGATGGCAGAGGCCATATGGGCGTCGGTGCCGTCGGAGATATGGGCCGCCGCATCGGACTGGCGTATGGCCGGCTCGATATCGATCCAGGCATGGGTGGTGTCGATATACATCGCGATGATGCCGCAAAAGATGTCATGCGTTGTGTTGCCCACCACGTCCACCGTCTGGTCATCCACCAGGTAGACGCTGTCTCCCACGTTGGCGATGGTGATGGCCGTACCCAGGGTGGCCTTGACCAGGCCGCGCCTGCGCAGGACCACGACTTTATCGCCGTCGTCGCCGAGGGAGTTATCCACGTGCTCGACCGCCACGCCCTCGAAGATAAGGCCCGCGGCGTCGTTGCCGGGTGTGGCATAGCCGTCGGCCCGGACGCACACGTAGCTGCCGCCGAAAATCTCGGTAGCCCGGTATATCTCGAAGGGCAGCTCCACCCCCTCGGTGTACTGCAGTTCTTTGTCTTGGGTTAATGCTGACATAATTCACTCCTTTCAGTCGTTTAGTTGTCAGTTGTCAGCGTTCAGCTTTCAGCTCTTTGGTTTCAGCTGATCGCTGAGTGCTGAGTGCTTCCTGGCTATTTACAGTCCCCCGTACTTCTTGATATCCTCCGGCGTGTTCCCGAACATCTTGGCCACATTGAGGACCGCCTCATTCGCGATTACGTCGTCCGCCCTGGTCTCTTTTTTGGGCAGCTTGTCCATCGGGACCACCACCGGCGCCTTGGCCACGAAGGTCTTGAATCCTTCCAGGTCCCGCTCCGCATACTGTGCGGCCCACTCTTTCTGGTCCGGCGTGATCTTGCCCTCGGCCATAGCCTTGGCCACGATCTCGTCCGCGTCGCGCTTGCGAAGGTCTTTTTGCAGTTTCTCAAAATCCTCCCTGGATACCGTTCCCTTGCCGGTCTGCTTGAGCGCGTGGATGGATGCCACCACGGTCGAGACGCCGTCCGTCTCTTTCAGATCCAGGGCCTCGATCACCTCCTTGGCCACGACCTCTTTCGGTTTTTCCGCGACCTGCTTTTCCAGGTCCTTGCTCTTGGCCACGACCGCCTCGGCGGCCTCGACCACCTTGTCCTCGCCGGCGTCCTGTGCCAGCCCGAAAAGCTTCTTAAGTTTTTCTAACATTTTTGCCTCCTTTCGGAACTCTCCGATGTTGAATTTTTTACGGAACTTATCTAGTCGCTCGTTGATGATCGAGCGCTCCTCGGGGTTGTATTGGGCCTGGTTATCCTCCCGGCCCCAGTAGCCCGCAGCCGCCCGCGTCTGGGCCGCGTCCGGGCAGGGATAGCGGTAATTCACCGGGTCCAGCCACTCGTCGTCGGGCACGCTTTCCCACTCGCCCGGCTTTGTCACGTGCCCGCCTTCCTTGATGCCGATCTTGTATTTTTTCGAGCGGTTCTCCCTGGCCTGCCGTTCTTCCTCCAGGCTCATCTTGGCCATGATCGGCCGCAGGTTATTGATCCTCGGATAATTGGTCAGGGCCACGTTCTCGATCTTGACGATCTTCCGCCCGTTGTCGGAGACCCAGAATACCGGCGAGAAATAGCGGTACTCCCGGTTTTCCAGGTATTCCTTTGCCTGTTTGGTCCATTCCACGATCACCCAGAGCCCTTCGGTGCCGCGGTTGATGAGCCTCTTGACCCATCCCGCGGCCGGGGCCTGCACGTCTTTCAGGGTCTGGTGCTCGTAATCGATGACCATGTCGTTTCCCCGGCGCTCGAAATCGGCGATAACGGCGTCCATCGATTCGCCGTCCACAAACGCATCGTCCTCGCCCTCGATCCCGATCTTTCCGTACGGAAAAAGCTGGAATTCTCCCGGGGCGCCCTCGATGCTTTTGAGTACGTATAAAAGTTTTAATCCCATATGGCTTCCTCCATCCGGTCGCGCAGCCGCGGGTCGTATCTTCCCGGGTCCGGCCGCCATTTCCGCACCGCGGGGTTGTACCGGAATCCCTCGTCCGGCTTCAGATCCGTGACCTGCGTCTGTTCCTTGAGGCCTTCCTCCTGCATTTCCTCTGCCGAAATGGAACGCACGACACATCTGCACCGAAATCCATTTGGAACCATCCACGTGTTCCAGAACGGATGATCGTGGCGATAGATCTTGCCGTCCTGTGCCAAATGGCTCGGGCGCGTGTGCGTGTCGTTCACCGCGTCATACTCCCAGTACGGCCGGCGGTCCGCGACGGACTTCATCTGCTTGTAGCGGCCCACACTGTAGGCGGTCTGGATATTGGTCCTGAAGATATTGTCCAGCCGGTAGGGCGTCATGCCTGCCCAGCCCCGCCGGGCCATGATCTCGTCGATCCCCTCGCGGAACTCGAAGAACGTCCCGCCCTCCTCGATGGCCTTCAGGATCTCCCCGTGCAGGTCCTGCAGCAGGTCGGCAGAGCCGATGCGCGACACCGTAAACGCCAGGCTGTGTGCATAGTCACCCACTTCCGCCGCCAGGGTCTCGAACTCCGGTCCGGGCATGGCCGTCTTCTTTTGGAAAAATTCCACCGCCTCTGCAAACGGCATCCCTTTCATGCCCACGCCCCCGCGATAAAATCGGCGATCGACTCGTTGAGATACCGCTCGTCCGAGTCTTCCAGGTACATGTACGGCGTCGCCGGGATCACTACGGATTTTTTGAGTATGAACAGCGGCACGATATCCTCGCCCCTCTTCTGAAAGATGATCCCCTTTGCCACGAAGGTATCTTCAAAATCCGCGGCCCGCAGCGGCACGCGCTTATCCGCAGGCCCGCCCGGAAACGGGATGGTCAGGAACTTCTTTTTTTTCGGCCTGATCGTCCCGCCGTAGTGGTGTATCGCCGCGTAATCCACCTCGCCGGGGCCGCCGCCCGCGGAGATCTCCGCCATATCGGCGCTCTCCTCGTGGGTCAGGCTGCCCTTGAGCCTGCCCGTCCTTTCCTTGAGCGCCGGACCGGACAGCCGCTTCGATATCTTTCTGACCATGCGCTCGCCGAAATCCGCCAGGGGCATCTTGAGATCCCGCGCCCTGTCACCCAGGTCATCCAGGACCTTAACAACTATCTCCTCGCCCCCAATGCGCAGCGTCAGTTCCATTTCTCCTTCCCTATGCCCTGTCAGCCTTTTTCTTTCTTCCCTTTGCCGCGTCCGCCGCGCCTGCAAGGGCCGCGGTGACCAGGGCGTCGCGTACCAGCTTTTCCAGGTCCGCCGGGTCCAGGTCCGCATAAACATCAAATATCCTGTCGCGCAATTCCTCCAGACTCGAGCTGGATTCGATCAGTTTCCGGACCGGGCCGTCGATCCCTTTCCATGCCCCGGCCGCAAGCCCCACGGAATCGTCCGCGAGCTCCTCCAGTTCCTGCTGCTCAGCGTCAAAAACAGGCCCAGGGTCGTCTTTCGCCGTGAGACGCGTAATTCTAGCCGTCTTTGGCCCCATTCTCGCAGCCTGGGCCGAACTTGAACGCTTCATGGCCATCGGGGCGGAACTCACGGGCTGCAAAATCGTCTGATCATCCTCCGGCAGCGGGATCCCGAACCGCTCGCTCACGTGCTCGGCGGAAACCGGCTGGCCGAACTGGATCACGTTTTTGTATACCTCGCTCAGGCTCTTGAGATCCTCCCGCTCGTTCCAGATCGCCGCATATCCGGGTACCGGTGTATCCCATCCGAAGTTGAATCCTACCATCGGCCGTATCAGCTGATACCGTACGGTCGCTCCCACGGTGCGCGTATCCGCCTTGGCCAGGTCGATGCGCACCTCGTTGTGGGTCCTGGCCGCCGCGTAGGAGCCCACGTCGCCCACGTCCGCGGTCAGGGTCTGGCCCAGCAGGGCCTTGGATATCTCCTTTCCGCAGTACACGGCCATCGTCTCGTACGGGTTGTTCCCCCCGGCCCCGTGCTTGACCGCCTCGACGAATTCGATCTCCGTATTTTTGGAGATGATCCCGGCCGCGTCCGAGCCCAGGGATTGTATGGCCGTGATCAGGGCGTCCTTGTCTTCCGGGCCCGCGCCGGTGTCGTATTTCCCCAGCCTGAGAGGCATCCCGAACACCTCCAGGAATGCCATCCAGTCCTTGAGCGAGTAGTTGCGGAAAAGAAACATCCACGCGCACACCCGGTAGATCCCGGACCGCGCCGCGTGGCCTGCCTTGCCCCCGTAGCGGTGGAAGAGGATCTTCCAGGCCGGAATCTCCTCGCCCATCGTGTTCTCGTCCGAGATCAGGCGGGGATATTTGCGCAGGTACCCGGCCGGATCGGTAAACAGAAACCGTTTCTGCTCGATGAATTCCAGGTCCCGCGGCATGGCCTGGCCGGACGATGTGTCCCAGTGGATCTCCAGGGCCGAGAAACCCTTCCCGACGCTGTCCTGGAGCGAGACCAGGGTATCGTCCCAGTCCGTGGAATTGTCGAAGTACTCCTGGACAAACTCCGCCACCTTCACGTCCCGGTTGTCCTCCGAGGCCGGCGAAACCCGGAACTCCACGTCCAGTATGGCGTTTCTTCGCTTCTCCGCCTCCCCCAGGAGGTGGGCGTCCTTTTCCTCCATCTGGTCGAAGAGCTCGGCCTGTCTCTGCACATTCCCGGAATCCGCCTCTTTGAGCAGGGTCGTGAGCCGCTGCGGGGTCAGGCCCGCGCTCACATACTCCCGCCACGAATCCAGGACCGGCGCCGCCGCCAGGGGCCGCCGCTCCGGCGCCTTCATCGTCTTGATTTCCCGTCCGAACTGGTCCAGTATCATAGAGTGCTCCGCACTTTAGCTGATCGTCCCTCGGCTTTGCCTTTCGGCCCCGAGCTCAAGGCCGAGGGGCTCGGGACCATGAGCTTGTCGAATGGCTGATCGCTGATAGCTGATCGCTGATCGCTGACAGCTACTCTCACCACGTCCCCTTGACGCCGGCGAACCGGCGCTTCGAAATGGTTTTGTATTCCACAGGCCCGCCGCCCATGTTTATCGATTTATAATGTCCCAGTGCCAGCGCGATCGCCGCGTCTCCGTGCCGCATGAACTTCGGGTTTTTTGTATCGCTGACCGTCAGCCTGGGCAGCTTGATGATGCCGTCGATCAGCTCGAGCGCGCGGAGGTCGTTTTTTACGTCCGCGTCGCGCGGCAGGTCGATCGTCTGATCTGCGAAGCTGTCCTGGAACGGCTGCATGTGCTCCCTGTACCAGGCATCGTTCAGGGTTATCTCCTCGATCAGCGGCCGGCCGTACTTGTCCGCCGTGTATTCCGCAAACGTCAGCCCCGGCCCGGTCGCATCCATCGCACCGCCCCGGAATCTCGGGAAGTTGTCTATCATGTACCAGAGCACCTGCTCCTGCTGGCGCGACGGCACATTGTGCATCTCCACCAGAAAGGGGCATTTCCGCACCAGGTTTTTCAAGATCTCCAGGGGGCCGATAACGGAAAAATTGCCGTACCGCGCAAAGTCCTGCCCGAAAACGTGATCGAGCGTTTTGTCCAGCCCTTTCATGAGCGGCGCGAGGTGGATCCGGATCCACTCGTCACACCATGATTTTCTGTAATCCTCCCCCTTGAGGGCAAAATTATTGTCCAGGGCGAGGCGTATGATCGGCCTCACCTCTTTCATGCATGCCTCGATCAAAATGCCGGGGATTGCCACCCCCGATCCTTCCCTGGGGATAGCGTCCAGCTCCTCTTTCATGGCCGCCGTGTTGGCCCCGTATGCCCCGCGCACCCGCTGGTACCATTCCTTTTTCCCTTCGGGCGTCGGGGTCCATCCCTTGACCATGCAGACCCGCTCGTACAGCCCGTTTTTAACGGCATCGTCGAATGTCACCCTGAATATCTTAAACGCGAACAGTCCCGCCCTCGTGTCGTGGATGAGCTGGTTGAACGGGTTCTTGTCGCCGTTGTGCGTGCTTATGATGCGGATGTCCCCGCCCCATATGATAAGGGCCAGGGTGGAATCGATCACGGCCTGCACATTAAGGTGAAACGCCGCCTCGTCGATGTTGACCTTGCCCTGCAGTCCCCGGATGCTCGCCGGCCTGGATGATAAGGCCACTATCTGAAAACGCGATGCGAACCTGATCCGGTAACTGGTAATATGTTTTGACGATCCGTCCGGCTGCTGGTCCTCGAACAGGAACACCTCTATTCCCTGCCATCCGTCCGCCATAGCCGCCGCCATGACTCTGGCCATGTGGGCGCAATAGCCTATATACTCGAGACCTTTCTCTCTGGTGTCGCCGATGTAATAGACGTTATCCCCGCCCGCCTTCTTTTTACTCGAAGCCGTGATCGTATCGTCCAGGGCCGTGGCAAAGGTGATGCCCGTGCGCCGCCCCTTTTCTGCGATATTGAGGGGATACGCGTGGATCTGCTTGATCCACCCGGCCTGGTGTTTCATGAGCACACCTTCAGCCAGGGGGTCGTATCCCTCCGGGATCTCCCGCACGCTGGGAGGCAATTCATCCCAGCTTAGTATGCGCTCGATATCCCCGGGCCGGTCGGTCATTACGCAACTCCCAGTACCTTTTTGCGCCAGAATTCAGCCTGGTCACTGCTCAGGCCCTGCTCGGAGGCGGCACTCTCGATGGCGTTTGCCGCGTCCTCGAGCGCCCGCTTCCTCGCCGCAGCCTCCATCTCCGTCTGCCACTTTTTCTGCCTCACCGCGGCCTGCGCCAGCTTGGCAACCATCTGGCCGATCCTGGGGAGGCTCTTGTTATCCACCTCCAGCTCAACGAGCAGCTCGAACGTTTTGGTCTGCACCAGCCGGATGATGGCGTCATTCATGGCGCCCGCGTCATCCTCCGAGGCCTCCGCGATGGCCTTGGCCTGGTCCGTGGCCACCTTGAGCGCCCGCAGCCTATCCTCGAAATTCTTCCCGTACCGGTGCACGCTGGATTTTGAGATCTCGTATCCCTGCTCCCGGAGCCATTCAGCCAGCCCCTCGTACCCGGCAAACCCGCCGCGGATCAGTTTTTTCTCCAGGTCCCGGCGCACCTCATCGGGTAACAGTTCCACGCTCGACCGCTGCATGATTCCCCCTACCAGTACTTCGCCGGGCGGGCGATCCCGGGCAGGCACTCGACGGTATACTCCGCCACGTCGACCCCGTGATGGGTCAGGTCCGCGCTCCAGAAGGCGGTGTCCTTGCCGCTGATTACTATCAGCTTGCGGTCCTCCAGGTAATCCATCTCCCGTCTCAGCTCCCTGGGAGTGACAGGCATGTCCTCGCCGCCCACCGTGGCCATGATCACCTCTTCCGACACGGGATAGGGCCGCCCCACGTTCAGGGTCTGCAGTATCCTCCAGCGCAATACCTCTATGCGTTTTTTCTCCAGGTCCATCACAAGCCTCCCCGCCCTATAGGTTGATGCACAAACTCCCATATCGCGTCTATTTTCTGCTCGATCTTGCCGAAACTCATGATCCAGTCCTCGCGGCGGACGTAATCTTTCGGCAGCGCCTCCTTGAGGTCCGCCAGCTCCTGGCGCAGTTTATCGTGGCGATTGCCCTGCCTGAGTATGCTGCTTTTTATGTCCTTTAAGTAAATCACCGCCAATGTCAGCAGCGCCGAGAACACGCATCCCACGATTACCAGGGCGATCTGCGCGGTCATGATTTGCCTCCCTGAATTGCACTGATAGCCCCCTCGATCAAACCGGGCTTATGCTCTCCCGCCTGTGCCCTTTTTTCTTTTCCCCTGTCCCAGACGGCCACGCCCAGGATGGAAAGCCAGCCCACCCAGATCCATTGAGGCACGTCCGGCACCGCCTTGCCGAGCAGGGGAAGGAGGAAATAGATAAGAATCACTGCCAGGGGATAGGCAAAACCGTTAGCCGGCCTCCAGGAGTACTGCGGCCACCGTTCGCTTTTCGATTCCGCCTGCATGGTGGCATTCACGGTTGCGAGTTTGGCGGCCTCGATCTGTGCCAGGCTTACCTCTTGTTCCATCGCCCTGGTCTGCAGCTCCACATAGAGTTTCGGGTCCGCCTCTATTTTGGCGGCCACAGCTTCGATGTCCGACTCACTGTCCCCTGTCACCGCCCTCATGAGCCCTCCCAAAAGCGTCCCTGAGCCGGGCAGAATAAGGTTCGCGACTGTAGGAGCAATCGCCTTGATCCCGTCCGCTATCGTGCTGAATGCGCCCATGATTACCTCCCCAACAGGTAAAAATATTCGCCGTTCACCCGCCTCCATCTCTGGATCAGTTGAGCCGGACGAAGGTCTGTATGAAATCCGATCGAGACAGGCCTGCCTTTATACTGCCAGTCGTAATATATCCCGATGCCGCCAAAGCCCTGGCGTTCGACCAGCTGGTATTGTATCCGGGGGTCAAGATCGGTGAGAATGATAAAATCGGCGGCCTGGCAGCCCTGTTTTTCCAGATGGTAGCTGCTATCGGCATGCCCGTGCTCGCCGTAAAGATCCACTGCTTGCGTGATGATAATGACAGGCTTCTTGTCGGATATGATGTAGACCCTCTCCCATAGATAGTCGAGGTTCAAGACGAGGCGCATGTCGATCTGTTCGCCGCTTCCGGGATGGCGGGAATCATCAAACTCCTTAGAGACGAAATGACGGATCTGATCCCATGTAATCATTACTCCATCTCCCCGGTTCCCCGTTCTTGTTATTCCCGCCAGAGGCGGGATAAACGGTGAACGGTGAACGGTAAACTAATTAAAACTCACCCATGCCGGTACCGGCCACGGATCCGCAATTACCCGCCCGTTCTTGATAAGAGGCAGATTCATAAGATACACACAGCCCGTTTGCCCCCGCGGCTCAACGATAATCCGCTCCGTCGCCTGCGCGTCTTCGCCTTTTTCCGGCATCCTGTTCCCGCAATAAAAAAAGCCCGACAATTCGACCTTCGATTGAAAATCGAAAAATGCCGGGCTTTGGTTAGCCGTTATGCCACGATCCCGCTTTCAGCGGGACGGGACTCTGAGTCGGGCTCCGTCAACCCCTGATCCGCCACTCTGTTCTGCAGCGGATAACTTTTTAATTGTATTTTACACGCTACAGGCGTTGCTGCAACATGTCAAGCAATTTTTTTAGCGGTCTTTATCCACGTATCTCCTGGTTAGCAGATAAGCTGATTTTTGAAATATCATAATCCTTGTAAATCTCCCCTTTAGAACTCTTGCCTCGGAAATGCGGCGTGATCCAAAATCGACCGACATATCTTCCGAACAGTCCGGGCGGACCATATTCTCGGATATGGCCTCGACAAAAATGTAGGCGGTTGGTCCAGAGGCCCTGGGCCGGTTGAGATCCGTTTGTACTAAACCCCTGTAGTTCCAGGGTGTACCAGGATACCAGAGGAAGTTTGTTTTTTTTGTTCCGTTTCCTTTGGGCTTTTATATCCGGGATATTTTTTCTTGCCCTTACGTTTTTGCAGGACAGTAGGGTTAAGAATGTGTTAATAATAACCGAGCCTTGGACTAAGATGCCCACCTCAATTTCACCCCTTGGCCGCCTGAAGTCGCTCCGAAACTTACGAGGCTCAAATACAGCGCCTGGTATCAGAACAAAGCCCTCTGTGGTTTTTTTGATTATTGCGGCTGACATTTTATTTAAAGCAGGACCGTCCTCATACTCCATGAAAGATTTCCAAAACATACGGTAAAGGAGCAAACGATCAGAGGTGGAATCTTCAAACTTATTTTCTAATACCCACAAAACGGCATCGTTGAAAGATAGACAAGAATTTTCACTTGGCATATATGATGCACAAAGGAATTTACCCTTTTTATCGCCGTCATTAATTAGGCTGCTGCCAAGCCTTTTATTCCCATCCCAAAAATTCGATAGGCTTTCATATACGCGGAAAACCTTCGCATCCGTAATCTTTGACTCATTCAATTCAAACCCGATTTCTCGCACTTGATCAATGAACATAACATCGACTCCGTTCTTCCTGTTAACGCCGTTATCAGCCGCCCGTCTTATCGGGTCGGATGGATTTGCTTGATAGGTGACGGTAAAAAAATGCATTTATGATCCTACCCGCCGCCATAAAAGAATTGTGATATTTTGTGAATTCATCCAGACGCCGTTTAGCATCTAATCTATCTTTGTTTTGTCGGCGGAACCAACGTTCTTTTAATCTTTGATCATAGCTTTTTTTGCCATAAGTCACCTATCGCTCGACATCACACGCCCCGTTTTTTAGGGGTCGAGTGGATGGAGCTTGTTAGCCCTTATGCTTTTATCATAACAATCTTGGCTACAATAGCGATACAGTCCCCCAGGATTGAGATGAAAGGGAGACATCGGCCTAACTCTACGAATCCAACATGGAGCTTTTAATTCGCCGCCACAAAAATCACAATTACCTTTCATCTTTTCTCCAAAGGGCTAACAGCAGCATACATGGAATTAGCCCTTGCCATATTTATCAAATGCCTGCTTGAGCTGGGGATGTTTTTTGATCGCCTCCTCCAGCCGGATCTCATCTTTCCTGTCCTGCCCACCTGCCCCCCTTCTCCCCTGCTCCCTTTCCTCTTCTTCCCGGGCCGTCATCCCCTCCGCACTCAGCCGCTCCCCGGCCTTGGAAAGGATCGCAAACAGATACTTGTGGTTCGTGAAGCCCCATTTCTGCATATTGCAGGTGTCGGTCATCGCCCGGATTATCTCCGGCTGCGACGTGCGGTACTGCTTGCCCCTATGTTTGAACGTGGACATTTCCAGGAGCCGGGCAACATTTTTGAAAATTCTGAGGCGCTTCGGTAATGGAACATTGCCGAATTCGGACTGTCTGAAACAGTCGGAATACTCGTATACGACGCGCCAGTGCACTCCTAGTTTTGCTGCAATATCGTGTGTTTCCGTTTGTTCCAATTCATTTACGGCCTGTTCCAGAACAAACCGGCTTCCGCATTTCGGACAGATCAATTGCATTGCTCACTCCCTGTACAGGTCTCCAATTGAAAATTTTCAATTGAAAATCGACAATTACAACAGCAACCCCAGGATCACGCCGAGCACGAAGCAGGCGATCGGCAGCAGCTCCGCCCGGATCCGCCATCGCCTCGTGTACGGCCCTTCCATGCACAGGGCAGCCGCCCGCATCATGATGCGCGTTTTGTCGTCATTTTTCGTTGACGTATTTTTCATAATCCCTCTTCTTTCTCCACCATCGGATCTCCTGTTTGACGAGATTACACATCACATACACGAATAAGGCGACCAGGCCGGCGAGAATGTACAAGCCCAGCCACCACCAGACGCTGTTGATCCCGCTGAATAGATATTGCATCGATTACTCCGTTTCTGGCCTCTCATTCCATTCCCGGCCATCGAGTAGACGGCCAGCGGCTTTTTTGCCGAGACGATTCATTGCTGCTGCTTGGCCGTCCCAATATTCGCCTTGACAGGTTTTTGTTCCGTCTGGTTTGATAAATATGCCGCCGCCCAACCGTTTTGAATAAGGTTTCCATTCCCCCCATTGCTTAAAGAAAAACGGCACTCCCGCCGCCTGGCATTGATCCCGAACCGACCGCGCCCAGTCCGGGTGCATGGGCCGGGCACCGGGGCCGGATTCACCGCCGAGGATTACCCAATCGAGTCCTTGTGGCCATGACCCAATCGTCTGTTCTCCTAAATGATAATTTCCCCTTATTTGAACCGGTCCCAACATCGGTTCTATGCTCACAAAATGTTTAGCAGCCGGGATCTGTAAGAGAATGGGAATGCGCTCGTCTGCTCGTTGCTGATTTTCGGCGGTGACTCCGAGCCAAATATTTCCTCGATCTAAGAATTCACGCCTCCAATGGTCTGGCGTTAAAAATATTGGTGATCGAAAATAATACCACGCGGCCTCTATGCGTTTGGTGAGTACTAGGAATGTGTGTCTTGTTGCTCGCCAACAAGTGTTAAGGACGTTATCGATTGTTAGCCAATCAACGTCTGGATGGAATAAGTCCCCCATTGAACAGACAAAGATCATCCGGGGCTTTTTCCATTTCAACGGCTGTTCAAGTCGGTCCGGATGAAACGTTACCCTGAACGGATCGTCCTCCGGGTAGCCATAACGACCTTTAAGGCGCTGGGCCATGCGTCGGGCATAGCAATGCTCGCAGCCTTCGGAAACCGGAGAACAGCCAGTAATTGGATTCCACGTCTCCTCGCACCACTCGATTTTCGTTGTCATGTGGTTTGCCCTCCCAGCATTCCAGCTTCTTGCCTCAGGCTCTTCACTTCTTCCTCGATCAGCTCTTTGCCCTTCCCGCACCCCTCACACTTCTTCAGCCCCTTGATATACCGGTGCATACAGAGCCGCTCGTAGACCTGCTGGTGCCACCCCGCACACCAGAACGAGTTGCCTTTATTGGTCATGGCTTTGCAATGCCTCCCGGATGAAATAGAGCGCCTGCAGCTCCGGTGTGCGGAGCTCGGCGGCGGCCTTCGTTTCGAGCTTCTCATAAAGATCCGGATGTTGATCAAATTGCAGCGTGAGGGCCGGACCGTTGTCCCGAATCTCTTCCTCAGGCGGCTCAGGCCACGGCCCGGGTCGCGTGACTTTTCCGCCGGTGATATCTTTTGTATCTTTTGTATCTTCCCTCAAATCCTTCACGCCCGTCGCTTTTTGCAGCTTTTTTCCCCGCCGCCTCAATGCCCGTTTCGCGTAATATGCCTTACCGAAATACGTCTTTTGATAGTGCCGCTTACATTTGCCTTTTATTTTGGCCGGCTTCATGCAGCCCGGCTCATCGCACATCTTGACTGCAACTGTTTTTTGTTCTTCCATTCGATCCTCCCCTTTTAATAGAGCCGTAATCTCCTGCCCCTGCGGGCAATCCCTGCACTCGGGCGGCGGTTCATAGGTATTGCCGTGCGCAACATATGGCCGCTGCCGATCCATGCAGGCTATTTTTTTCATGCGCGTGTGCGTGCGCTCGCACGTAAAATACCCCGGCCCGGCCAGGAGCTTGGCCCGGTCCATCATGCTGGCAAGGTTGTGCGGTTCTATGCTTACTGCTTCCATGCTTTCTAGCCTTCCGGCCTTCTCCCTCTTCCAGGTCCTAACCTCCAGCGTCGACAACGCCAGCACGCTTGGCTTGAGACTGTCCGGCGTATCTCCATACCCGTGCCGGTTCAGATTCAGGAGCTCGGCCCTGGAGATGAGCATCAGGTTATCCAGGTCGCACCGGGTTTTGTCCCCGTCGACAAACGCCACGACCATGCCCTCCGGCACCGGGCCGTGCGCCTGCTCCCACAGATATACGTGCTTGTGCTTATACCGGGTCGGGAATCCGGTATACGGATCGGGCTCCGGTACTTTCATCAAAATAAACCCCTCTTTTGAACCGATCCGCTCCGCCCCGATCGGCTTGCGGTTCGGAGGCGCATTCCCTTTTTTGAAGCTGGTTTTATTCGGGCCGGTCAGGCCCTTTGTGCCCGCGTTCCAGGGCCTGTGGCCCCTGGGAAAGTGCCCCGTCCGCCCGGATTTGATGCCCCGGTTGTGCACAAACGTTCTAATTTGTTTCACCGTCATGCCGGTCCCGAAGCGCCTGTTGAATAAAGCGGTCATCTCTGCCATGCTCCTGCCTTTGTACTGGCCGCGAATGAACTGCGCCTGCCCAGCGGTAAAAAGACGTTCCCGGTTTATCAGCCTGTCCTTATGCGCCCGGCCGCATCTGATCGCATTCTTGCGCAAAGCACTGCCGATCGCTTCTTCGGTTTTCTCCATGCCGAACCGGTCGTTGAACGCCCGGGCAAGGCTCCGGGTGTTCATGGTGAGATATCCATCCCGCAGGAATTCAAGGTGCTCATCGGTGTAGATGAATCTACTCATCGTCTTTAACACCCGATCCAATCCCCAGCATTTGCGGGGCCGAGTCGATGAGCCCGTCGTTTATGGCTATCTGGGCCTTCAACGCGAGACTCGCGTTGTTAATAATCTGAGCGGCCACGTTGCTCACGCTTTTGGCGCGGCAGATCTCCTCCTGCAGCGCCTCGCCTTTCAGGTCTTCATCCGACAACCGCTCCACCTCCGCAAAGAGATGATTGTTCAAATCGATCAGCTTATTTTTCATGCTTTTCCCCTTCTTTTCCCCCTCGATCTCCCCGTTATCAGGGTCACCGCCTGGGGCGGGTTTGACAGCCTGTCCACCTTGATCACCACGCCCATGCCGGCGTGCCAGTAGGTAGACAGCAGTTTATATTGCGTGCCGTCCGGCTCCATGAGCAGCCGGCCCTTTTGCAGCCACACGGCCTGGTCGAGCATCGTCACTATCCGGGCAGGGGAGGGCGGCTCGCACCCGAAATGTTCCCGCCACCTGTCCCTGAAATGCTTGCTCAGCGTCAGCTCCATTCGCCTTAACTCCTTTCAGCCGTCTCATTTTTTATCAGCTCGTAGGTGTACGTCTCCTTCTCTTTTCTTATCGCCCCGATCACCGCCAATCGCTCCGCCGGCCATTTGCCGATCACCTCCCGGTCGATCTTGACGGATCTTTTAAGCCCGTCTTCCCATCCCTCTGCCTCGATCCGGGCGACAGCGTCCTTCGGTATGGTCACCTTCAGTTCCCTGCCGTACAGGAGGATGCCGTTTTCAAGCTTCACCTGGTCGGCGTCCTCGAACAAGTTGGCCTTATTTTTTTGCATGAGGGTGATCAGCTCTTTTTCGGTGCCCGCGATCGCATCGGTAAGGCGTGCCACCGAGGCCGCGTGCCGTTCGCGTATCCCGGCGATCTCGCCCTCGGCCTCCGCCTCTACCCGCGCCAGCTCCTCCAGGAACGCAGCGATATGCGCGAGATGGCTGTCCGCGCTATTCTTCAGGTTCGAGAGCTTCTCCATCTGTGCCCTCCCTCAGGTTCAGCTGCATCTGGCCCAGGAGCTCGGGCAGCCCGATATTTTGCATACTGGCGATCATGGCCAGTTTTTTCACCGCCTCGTGTTTGCGCCTGTCGAAAAAGAGCTTGAGCTCGTGGGCACTTCGCGCCAGGTAATACCCGCCCCCTGTCTGGCTCCTGGTCTCCCCGATCAGCACGCCAGTGTATCGCAGCTCGGTTATGACATGCCGCAGATCCCGGGTGTCGTTGATCCGGTGCCGCCAGTCTTTGTCGTACACCCGGGAGTACAGCTCGCCCATGCCGATCGCCTTTTCGATCCCGATATGCCGCGTCAGGATCGCCAGCAGGCGGCCCTTGGCCTCTGACTTTGAAATCTTATCCACCTTATCCATCGTTGATCCTCCTTATCACCGCCAGCAGCCGTTTGAGCCGCCGGGCGTCATGACAAAACCGCAAATCATCGACCCTGCAAATCTTCAACACCAGGCCCCTGAGCCGGCGCCCGGTGAGCTCCGAACCCGCCAGCTCCTGGCCTATCCGTTCCTTGAGCGCCTCCACCTGGGTCCTGCTGCCGCTTTTGACCCGCCAGCCCCTGGTTTCAAAGCGGACAACAAGCTGCTCCAGTTCGTTGTTGCTCAAGTCCGCCGCCGAATTCACGCCGAATTCCGTCTTCAGGATATCCCGGTAGAGCACATCGTCCAGGCACAAATCCTTTTTCGCGATATGCACCTTGGCCAGCAACACGTTTCTGATTTCGCTCTTCGGTTTTTTCGCTCTCATCATCCCGCAAACCCCGTTGATCCCGTCAAAGATTAATCGCCCATCAAAAACTTTTCCGACTCCATCAGAAGCGGGAGCCCGAGAGGGTTGCCGTATTGCTCGTTGATCATCATCGCAACGTCCAGAAGGTTGGTAACGTAGCGGTACCGGCCCTGGCCTTTGGCGCGGGCGGCCAAAAAATCTATGCATTCCCCATCCAGGCCGGGGCAGTGACTCTCCGCGATGGCCCGCGTGTCTTTTTTGGATATCCTGAATTTGTCCCGCTTCATCGCGATCCGGCTGTAGATCTGATCGAACAGGTACGCACGGCCCTCCGTCCCTTTCATCTGCTCATAGAGCCGCTCCTGGCCGACATATACGATGCCGAGACAGGCGCAATCGTGCAGCTTCCTGACGAGCTCGAAGGCCTCCCAGCTCAAAAAATGGGCGTCGTCTATTATAAGGAGCCTGTTCGTGCCCTTGAGCCTCGCGATCAGCGCCTGGAGATAATCGCTGACACTGCTCTTCCGGCCCACGCCGCCGACCTGCTCGATGACCCTGCGCAGAATCTGCGACGGCGTCTTCGTGGTGATGTCGGCGGTAACGAATACCGTGGCGCGATTTACCCTTTTATATTCCTTGCACGTCTCCGTTTTCCCGGTGCCCGACGGCGCCAGGGCGGCGCCCATTTTTTGCTTCTGGTCGCAAAACTGGAGTACCTCCCAGATAAGCGTGGAGGCATTCGTCGTGACGAATTCCTTCGGGCCGGAGACAAACTGCAGGTCCTCTTCGCGCTCCAGGAGATTCTTGATATCCTTCTCGACCTCTTGCACGTTCCCGGCATAGATCCGGTTGACGTACTGGCTGACGGCCGCCGTGGATCGGTTGATCATCCCGGCGATGCCCTTCAAGCTTCTCCCCGATTGGTCTTTCCAAAGGCAAAACCTGTCGTGCAGGTTCTCGTCGTAAACCTTGCTTAAATCTTCTTTTACTGCCGGTTCAACAGTCATTTAATCCCCTCCTCTTAAGGTATTTTTTTGATCCTGAACGCCTTATTCATCCTCGTCCCGCACCGGATCGTTGATGGTCAGCCTCATGATCGGCCTGGGTTTTTCCGGCGGGGGCGCCGGCTTAAAGGTTAACGGCCGGTATCCCGGGCCGGAAACGGCCCGGAGCTGCGCTCCCTCCAGCTGGGTCCGCAAAACCCTGATCTTCGATTCCCGGTCTCTCACTTCCCTTGCCTCCCTCTCGTGAGGGTGGATCCTGGGCACGTGAGTCTTCGGTGTTTTCTCCGGCAGCCACAGCCGGTATTTCTGCGAAATCTGCTTTACCAGCCGGTTTTGCATTTCAATTTTGGCGGCCACCTGGTCGCGATTCTTGGGGTTGATCATTCCCCACTCCTCGGCCCGGCACAGCAAGCTCCCCGAGGCCCGGCTGAAGATCCATACCCGGCCGGGATCGAACGGATGATACCGCACGAACACCTCGGTACCGCCGTAATCGGCGAGCTCCGGCCCATAATAGGTGAGGGTCCGCTTGAAAAACTCGTGCCTGATTTTAACCTGGCTGCGCTTGACGGTGAGCGGTTTGCCGTTGCCGTTTACGGCCTGGACGGGAAGGAAGATGTACTCGAGCACCTCCTCCGAAAGGGTCGTGACCGGGTACCGGGAGACGCTCTCGTTGTAGAGCTGCCGCGGGGTTTTTCCGGTGTCCTCGCCGCGATTCTTGAAGACGTGGTCGTTTTGTCCTTCGATCATGGCAAAAATCCGGTCGACCATCTCCTCTATGCCGAGGAGCTCCCCGGCCCGGATCATCTCGGTCAGCTCCTTTTGCTGGAGCTCGCTCTCGCGTGCATCTTTGAGGCGCTTGCAATACCCCGGGATCCGTTCGTTGCGGAGCACCTTATCGAACCTGCCGAACCAGCCCTCGATGGGTTTTGCCTGCGGGTGGCGGGGTTTCGCGCGTGTGTGCTGGATGGTCCCCGTCTTGATCCCGAGACCCGTGAGCTGTTCGATGAGCGAGGCCGTGTAATTGCTTTCCTCCGGCTTGCCCCAGTCGGTGTATAATTCGCCCGGCATTCCCCATCTCACGGCATTGATAAGGGCCTGCCCGACCGTGTATCTGTTATAGTGCTGGTACGCCACCGCTCCCCAGGTCATCTGGGTGCGGAAGTCCATCCAGCAAAACAGCTCCAGGGTCGCGACGTCGCCCTTGTAATCGAAGCAGCAATAATCGGCCTTGTGCTGATCTCCTACGAGGCACTCCATCGCCCTGTAGGCTGTATGGTCCCTCCGGATCGCCGGCACTACGTCCTCCCTCAGCCCGCGGCCGCCCTTGTCCCGGTATATAATAAGGCTGTCCGCGACCCTGCGGTGCAGGTTGCAGAACGACTCGTAGCACCCCACCTTGAGCCCTTTTTCCCTCGCCGTCCTTTGGATCCGTTTATATGTGGAGCGCTTTTCCTGGTGTCCCCGGCGGTTTGCGATAATCTCCTCGATGGCCATGTGCGCAGCGTCATGATCCCAGGCCCGGACCGTGATCCCGAGGCTCTCGATCCTGACCCCGAAATTTCTGGTGGAAGAGATAATCTCCGCGCCTTTTTTTACCCTGTCCATAAGCCTGTACGCCGTGGCCACGTTGTACCCGTACTCCTCCGCGATATATTTGATCCTGGTTTTCCGGCCCCCGACCCAGTGCGGTACCGCCAGGCAGTCGCACAGCATCCGGATCTTTGTGGCCACCGCCGGGTCTTTTAATTTTTCCGGCGGAACCTTGACCTCGAAATAAGCGGCCGCTTCCTCCACGCTGTCCTCGTCGATGCCGCATCTGTGCCGCATGATCCGCTCCTGCACCTCCGCCGGCAGTCGGTCTAAAAAAAACCGCCTCTCTCGGCGGCCGCTAATGATTTCATGCGGCCATTTTTCCTTATTCGCTTTACCCATCGCCGCCTGTTTCGTTATCCCCAACACCTTCGCGATCTCTTTCGCGCTCACCAGCTCCGATCCGCTCATCTCATGTCTCCAATCTTCCTGGCATGCTCCTTGCAATCCTTATTATATATACCGCCCCGCGTTTTAGGGATTGCGATCCCCTCTCTTTTCAGGGTGGCCTCAGTAACCATACTGTGATTCAGTTCGCCTCCCTCTACGATATATGTGGCTACTGGCTCTTTACCCTCGACTTCCCACCATGCTAAAAAAACCGCCGTTGGCCTCATTTGCTGCCCTCCATCTCCCTCAAAAATAACATCCTCTTTTTCTTCCGTGCCTGGGCCTCCCGGATCTCCTCGTCCAATTTTTGTATCTCGGCCCGCAGGGCCTCCGGCCCCGGCATGCTAAAAATTCCGCACGGCGTGCCCAGAACCCTGAGCGGCTCCACGCTCCCCGTCGCCTGGCAGAACGCCGGCAGGTACTCCGCCGGGATGTGCCTCCGGACCCACCGGTCTTCATCATCCCCCTGGACCCCGATCTCCGCCCTCTGGTCTTCCCTCGTCCAGGAATAGATCTGCTCCCTGGTGATTGTTTCATTGAGGAGGTGGCTCATCTCGCCCGCGATCTGGTGCACGGAAAGAGGGCAGTCCTTTATGGCCGCCCTCATTGAGCCTCGTAGATTTTCGATTATTCTGAATTGTCCGCCGGTGGGTGATGATGCGGTGAAATGCTCTTTGACCAGGTCAAAGATGGTGAGCTGATTTTTGTCGATTCTTCGCCGTGATTTAGACATTGACATGCCTTTTAAATGGTTTAATAATAAACCATGAAGCTAAGCGGTCTTTTTATTGGCGCGCCTTTTTGCGACGGCAAGGTAATGCTCATGAAAGATCACATGGGGATCCCGATCGATCCTCTCGGCCACCGCCCGCATGATCCGGTCCGATACCATGATCTTGCGGACCACAATTGAGACGGCCATCTCGGACACGCCGAGATCCCTGGCGATCTCCTTCTGTCGTATGCCTTTTTTCTTGAGCGCCGCCTGTATGTCGGCAGGATGCATTTTACGTAACCTCTTTATTGGGTGATAAAATATGGATGATACTCAGCTTCTTAAAAACATCTTTACCGCCCAGGTCCTGATCCTCGCGAATCAGATTAAGGCGGAGAAAAAAGCAAAAGGCACCACGAGCACAAGCGATTTTACTGCCGAAGCAATCAACCTGATTGAGCAGAAAAGAGCTCAGATACTCCGAACTCTTCGGCAATCGCCTTAAACCTCGGGCTCTTAATGTGAACCTCGTGCGCTGATAAAATGATGTTCTCGGCACGGTCCAGGACCGGCCGCACCTGGTTCATGGGCACGCCCTCGAATAACGAGGCGACCATGAAAGCGACCCCTTCGAACTCTTGGTCATCGAGATATCTGGCCATTTTTCATTAACCTCCTGAAAAAAGGTGATTAAAATTATGAAAAAAAGTGACGCTATAACTTTGGCGGCCCGTATCGTTGAGCGCCTGATTGATTCTGGTAAGCTCAATCTAGATTTGGACGTAAACGCCAGCCCAAAAAAGATTCTTACTATTACCGAGGCCATCGCCAAAGGGCTTATCGAGATCGAAAAAAAGCTTTAATCATGGGGATAGTCCCTGATTATTAGCCTGGGAGCTAATGCCTGCACAAACAGCCTGAGCACGAAAATCGGATCCTCCGTATCGTCCAGATCGAGGTCTTTGAAAGCATCTACGAGTTTCTTAGCTTTTTCGAGCCGCTCTTTTGGGTCCATGATGAATGCTCCTCTTAGAAATAGGTTTATTTATTTTTTTCCGCTTAGATTTAGTTATATATATTATAACGGCACCTTTTTAGAAAAGTAAAGTAAAAAAACGCTTGTCGATCGTTTTTTTTTGGAAACCAGCAAAAAAATTTAACTAGTTAAAATCATTAGACAATTTCAACCTACACCCACTTGTCGATCAACTTGTCGATTCCGTAGCCTAATCGACAAGCAAAATAGGACTAAAAATGAGCATCGGCGACCGCATAAAAATGGTACGAGGGACGTTAACTCAAAAGCAATTTGCACTAAAAATAGGTGCTGGCCAGAGGTCTATCTATTCATGGGAAGTTGGTCATGCTGCACCCGGTGCAAAATCTCTTGAGGCAATCCACAGGGTATTTGGCGTTGACATACATTGGCTTTTAACGGGGGAAGGTGAGCGGTATATCAAGAAAGACGATAGTCAGGAAAATGATTTACCCCAGGCCCATGAATCGCTGGCAGAATATTCCGCAGACGCCCCCGGGCTCGGCCAGGCCGTGGAGATGCTGGCAACGATCCTTGGATCAGGAAACCAGGTATTTTCCCAGGCGGTGATGTCCAGCTTGAGGGCATCTGCTGCTGCTCTTAATATAATGAAGCAGCGGAATCAGCAGATGGCCACCCTGGTGTCTGAGCTCAATGACTTTCGTAAACGCCTGGCCGCCCTGGAGGAACAATTTCAAAAGGAGCCGGAGGTAGAAAAGGGGGAGAATTTAGAAAAGAAACCAATGTGATTTATCTATTCACGAAATATCATTAGATAATCTTCCGTGTTTTCAATACGTTAAAAAGGCAACCCGCTCACATCTCCACCCAAAAGGAGGTTATTATGTCATTAATAACTTGCCCGGAATGTAAGAAAAAAATCAGTGAAAATGTCACTGCTTGTCCTCACTGCGGATATCAATTTACACCAGAAAAAATTGAAGAGCTTAAGAAGGCGGGCTCAAAGTTGGATAAAGGATGTTTAATCTCTCTTGGGGTTATTGGTCTTTTTGCTGCTCTTATTTTTATTTTCATACCTATGTATATACTTAACCCTGACAAAGCCAAAACGAAAAAAACTGACCCGCGAACAGAACGAATAGAAAAGCAATTTAATTCTTGGGACGGCTCCCACATCGGGCTCACAAAACTTATTAAAGCTTCAATGAACGACCCCTCGTCTTATAAACATGTCGAAACCGGGTACATCGACCAGGGTGATTATTTACTCGTTAAAACCACCTTCCGAGGTAAGAATAAATTCGGCGGCGTCGTTAAAAACTGGGTTTCCGCAACGGTAGATTTAAACGGAAAGGTCCTTGAGATTATCGACCAGGGACCATAATTAGGTTTGATCAGCTTGTGAAATAATCTGGTGTTTTTTAGTCGCACTTTGTGTTGCAATACACCCCCAAAAACCGGGGTTTCAGTCGCAGGATATCTTTCACT